GGACCCGGTTGTTTCGGCCCATTGGGTGCCTGTCTGCATCCTGTCAAACAGGCTCCCGATAACCCGAACTGTTACAAGGCTTTAAACCAGAAAACCCCCCAACCCATGCTTCGGGCTGGAGGGTTAACTAGTTAAAGGTTAAGGGTTTACGACCATGCGACCGGAAGATCGGATATAGTAAACGGGTTATTCTCTTTAATATCAATCATTTCGGAAGGTTTCTTGCTGGCATCCACGTGCCGTTTGCTGTAAGGCAAGTGACTGATGACCATCTCTTTCAAAGCATTGTAATGACTGTCCTTAAGACCGCTTGCATGCAGATCATCCAGATACTGTGCAAAGCCCGTGACTGGCTGGTACATCGCTTGGAAACCCTTGTTTTGTATGTAGACGTTGCCTCCCGATAGTTTCCCGTCCTTGGTTTTCACCAGCTTTGGAAAGCGTACGATGAGACGTGCGCTTAAGCGATACTCAAGCGGCTTGTCTACAGGTTTTTTCCTACCATGTTCGCCAAGTACTTCAATCAGCGTGACTTGATCGTCTTTATAGAGTTCCATATAGAGCCGTCCAAGTTCGGTATGGTGCAAGACCTTCTTTTCATAGGGTGTTACAGAATCATTCAACAACGTTTGCAGACTTACGATCTCTTTTTCGATTTGCATGTTTTTTTTATTCATGGAACCAATTCTCCTAAAGGTTTGTGTACCGACTCCTACATGGATCGGTTTCGATTCTTGAATCCTATCGAATCAATCGAATTTTGTCAAGAGAAAAATTGTTTATTTTTGGATGATGGGTTAAACCGTTGCATTTAAAGGGTTTACGACAACATTGCGGTATGGCCCAAAATGACTATATTGTGCCAATCCGGGCAAATGGCCCATTTTGTCTTATCTTGGAATACGCCGTTTCGGGCCTGTGCCCATTTTGGCAAATTCTGAAATGTGCCGGTTTGGGCAAATGGCCCAATGTGGCAAATTGTGGAATGCGCCCATTTTGGCTTGTGCCGTTTATGTCCCTTTTTTAAATGGGTTTGACGCATTGCCTGAAATCATTGGATCGCATAACCTATTGAATGGTATGGCTTTGCTGGTAAATAAAAGAGGGTGAACAGGTTTTTTTATTCATCTTTTCCTGTAGCCCACACGGGCTTATATTGATGATAGGTGTTACATATCAGTAACTTAGCAGGTAAACAATGACTGTAAATGTAAATCTAACATAGCATTACATGCACAGTAAATGTAGTCGACCCGGAAACTGGGAATTGGGAACGTTTTCTCTTATCCCATCCCCAGCACGAATCTATTTTCCCAAGGGCGGGTGGTTTAAGGTAATCCTACGCTAACTTTTCGCTTGATTTTTTGGCAAAAATATGGTACAATAGAATTATTAAAAAAAAATAAATTTAAAACGCCCTAAAGGGCTGATAAGAAAACCCCATTGATTATCTCAAGAAGTTATGACAACATAAATATGGTGAAAGGGGGCAGTGTGTCCAAAAGTACTGTGTATAAAACTGGTGCCAAGAGGAGTGCGGATGTGAATGGGTTCAGATATGACCTTGTTCCTGCTGAGGGTATAGAAGCAGCAGCCAAGGCAATGCATGAGGGTGCCTGTAGGCACGGAGACAACAACTGGAAGAAAGGTCTGAAGCATTCGGTTTATATAAACCACACTTTACGTCATATCAATCTCTATATGCAGGGTCATAGGGGTGAGGATCATATAGGCCATGCTTTAGCCAACCTGATGATGCTGATATGGAATGAAAAGAACCTGCCGGAGTTTAATGATCTTTCCGGGCTGGGTTACGTTCCTTTTGATGATACAGCGGTTCTTGTGCCACCGCCTAAGAGGCCGGTAGGCCGTCCTAGAAAGAGCGCACCAACTATTACGGAGGCAAATGGTAATGAGTGAACTACTTAAAATCGGTGGTTTGTGGAAGAACAAGGACAAGAACGGCAACGACTACTTCAGCGGTACGTTTACCTACGGCACCAAGATGATGATTATGTCAAACACCTTCAAGGAGAAGGAGAATGACCCTGACTTTATGGTTTATCTTACTAAAAAGGAGCAAGCTCCGAAAGATGAGTAGCTGCCCCTATAAACTGGAGCCTAGATTGTGTGGAACCTTATCGGAGAAGTGGTTGGATTCGTCAGGGAAACAGTTAAACGCAGGTTCACTACCCGTAAAGAGCGTGAGTGGCGCCAGAAGGAGAAGGAGATTGCGAAGGCGGTCGCCGATGGCGATGCTAATTCTATTGCTGATCTTTTCAAGCGCTTGCGCAGGAAAGGTAGTTCTTCTGAGAGACGGTGATATACGTTTGATGGAGGATGGCAACTATTCCGTATCCCCTGTTTGGATAGAAGACCGCTTGCATTTTGAAAATGATATGGTAAAACGATTGTCAGAGTGTAACGATAATCAATAATAGGAGGTTTGTAATGGTTCCTACTGTAATCAGCTTTATAGATAAACTTTTACCCGGTCATAAGACGTATTGCCTGATGTTCTTGGGGCTTTGTATGATGATATGTCAGATGATGGGCTACCACAATTTTTCACATGAAGCATGGGGTCTGCTTGGTATAGGCGGGGCGACAACGTGGAAAATAGGGATGGATAGAGACAAGAAGTGAAGTGGTGCGGCAGTATAATTCTACTGCTGCTCCTTACTCTCCCGGTTTTTGCTCAGTCACCTGAAGCCCCGGAGCAAAACCCAAGTTTCGACAGGATGGTAGAGTGGAAACTGCATCCTTCACTTGGTATTATAGTCAGATTCATTGATAAAGATGGGCATATGTTGTTTGCGTATCCCGTTCTGTCCAGTTACCCGGTGAGAGAGTGCCGGGAGTATGCTTATTACGGCAATGAAGTGTATCTGATGTCCAAGGACATACGGTATATAGTGTCTGAGATGCCGCTTCTTTACCGTAAGCCACCCAATGATTGGGAGATGTGGAATGGACGAAAACAATAGTACAACAATGTTTGTAAAAGGTGGAGCGGGAGGCCCCGGTAGGCCGAAAAACGTGATTAATCGTAACCGATTGGTTACTGAAGTTCTGAATAAGCTCAATTTTGAACCGCTGAGGGAGGCTGTGGCCCTGTATAGGGATATAGATACACCTCCAAAGGTTAAATCTGACCTTGTTTTGAAGATTATGCGTCTGGTTTACCCCGAAGTTAAGCAGGTTCAGATCGAAAGCCACAGCATGGCGACAGCTATGAACCCGATAGCGGAGGCTATGTTGCAAATTCAGGAACGTAAAGCGGGATTTGACTACAATTCTGAGACTATAAGTGTCAAAAAAGACGCAACAGAACCTAGTACGTCTAATTAAGAGCCGTACTTGGAGACTGAACAACCTCTACCATATTAGACCCAAGGAAGGAAGTGCGTTAATCCCGTATCGCCTGAATTGGGCACAGCAGGTACTCTACAAGGATATCTGGAACCGGGTTATTGTCCTTAAAGCACGGCAACTGGGGGTAACTACCTTCTTTGCGGTCTTGTTTCTGGATGATTGCCTGTTTAATCCCAATCGTGAAGCCGGGATTATAGCGGATACACGTGAGAACGCTGAAGAAATCTTCCGTACCAAGGTTAAGGATGTTTGGGACAACGTGGCAAGGGATATTCCTGCCCTACGTGACCTTATTCACACCACCATCAGGCTGGAAAGCGAACAAGGCAAGCGACTGATCTTCAGTAACGGCTCTGCCTTCAGGGTTTCCACTTCCATGCGGTCTGGCACCCTCAGTCAACTGCTGATTACGGAGTATGGCAAGATATGCGCCAAAGAACCTGAGAAGGCTAGGGAGGTACGTACCGGTAGTATTGAAACCCTGCCCAGAGATGCCCTGCTTGCCATTGAATCCACGGCTATGGGGAATGAGGGCGACTTCTTTACCAAGTGCCGGGACGCTGAACTGGATACTCTGGCTAAAAGAACCCTGACTACGATGGATTACAGGTTCTTCTTTTTTCCTTGGTATAAGGAGAAGGCGTACGCTCTGGAAACCACGGCCCAGATACAGCCGGATATCAAGGCTTACTTTGACAAGATTGAGGCTGAACTAAAACATAAGTTTACAAATACCCAGAAAGCTTGGTATGCTAAGAAAGTAGCTGAACTGGGGGAGGATGTAAAACGTGAGTATCCAACTACCGCCAAGGAAGCGTTTGAGCAAAGTATTGAGGGGGCTTATCTTTCACGCCATCTCCAGATAGCTTACATTGAGCAACGTGTTGGCACGGTGCCGTATATACGCAGTCTCCCGGTACACACAAGCTGGGATCTTGGGATAAATGATACAACCTGTATATGGTTCTTTCAGGTTCATCAGGATTGCGTAAGGTTTATGGATTACTATGAGAATGCTGATGAAGGGCTTTCCCACTATATCAATCTTCTGAAGACCAAGGATTACAGGTACGGCAAGAATCTGGCACCGCATGATATTGAAGTGCGTGATTTCACAATAGGTAAGACTAGGAAAGAGTTTGCCAGAGAACAAGGTTTGATCTATGAGACTGTTCCACGTCCAAATGACGTGATGGACAAGATCGAAAGCGTGCGTAACCTGTTCCCCCAATTCTATTTCGATGAGAATAAATGCGCTAGGGGGTTGACTTGTTTAAAGAATTATCGTAAAGAATGGGATGACAAGAATGGATGTTACAAAAATCGTCCATTGCATAACTGGGCGTCACATGGGTTTGATGCTCTTTCTACATGCGCCCTTGGGTTTGAGGCTGGATATTTATCCGTCAAGACCATGCAGGATAACGCAGTAGCTGAGTATGATATTTTTGAATAGGAGATAATTATGGGTGGTAAAGGATCAACACCAGCAATGCCAACTCCAATGACGGTAGCTTCGCCAAGGGAAGCGGATTATTTGCCGCCGAAAACTCCCCTGCCGGAACCTGAAGCTGTCACTCAGGCTAAACTGGATGATGAGAAGCGTAAAGAGTTGCGGCGGCTTGCTCAAACCGATACAAGGGAGAATACGATTATGAATGAGGGCGGTGCGCTTGGGTTGGGTGCTGTGCCGGAAGATGAGTTGGATCAGCCTAGTTTATATTATAGAAAAAAGGTGGTGGGTTCTAAAAAAGACAAGGGTTTGTTGTCGGCTTAGTGGATAATTATGGGATTTATACCTTCTGTAAAGACATTGTGGGAAAATGATGCTAGGGCTAAGGCCAGTGGAGAACCAACTAAATATTTTCATAATGTCAAACCAAATCCTAATCATCCAGAAATAGCTGCAATTTATAAGACTAGACAGGGCAGCGGTGGGACATTGTTAAATCCGCTCTCTACGAAGAATGGAAACTCAATGTATGATAAAAAACTGTTAGGTGGTTAATAATAGTGTTATTAGATTAGCCGTTGTAGAAGATATTTTAGACCTTATTGATGGGACTAGGGAAGGTAACGCAGAGAGTGGGTATGGACTTGCGTACAATAAAGATAACGCTTTTAAGTACCTTTATGATTATATTGCAGATGATGACTGTGATGTTTTAGTTGCTGAGAGAGATGGGGCGGTCATTGGGTTTGCGATGCTTGGACAAAGTTTTGAGTTTCACGATAAGTCATTTTGTTATATTGGAAAATTTTGGGTGTTTTTAGCTGGCAGAAGAACTGATGCTGGAAGAAAATTGTTAGAGAGTGCGCTGGCTTGGGCTAAAGAAAAAGATTGTTCTTATGTATTTGTTACAGCTACCGCAGAGCTTCATAAGAAAGAACAAACCCTTTTTATTAATTTAATGAAAAAATATGGGCTTGCGGAACGTGGCCCTGTTTTATCGTTAAAAATGGAGTAAGTATTATGAGCAAATTTCGTAGCAGGAGAGGCGGCGGTGGTGGGCCGGATTACGCTGCAATAGCTAGGCAGCAGGAAGCAGAGCGTGTGCGTTTACAGGGTATACGGGATGAGGAGTTCCGTGTTAAAGGTATTAAAGATTACATAGATTATATGTATGATAATCCTATGAATGTCAGTCAGCGATCTGCCACAGGTTCGTTTTATCAAGCTATAGCTCCGGGCCGGGTGCCTACCCCTCTTCTGGACACTTATGGGGAGAATAGGAGTATTACGTTGGATATTATTAAGGCCAATGAAGGGCAGTATTTCAAGAACCGCCCATCGGTTCCATCAATAAAATCGGGCCGTATTCGTTTTGGCAAGCGTGCTGAAAAGCCAGCGCCGGGGCCGGGTACCTTGCTTGGTGGCGCTGATGTTGAGAAAAAACAGCTTCTAGGAGGATAATATGTCTTACGTGAAAGACTTGGTGAGGCGTTACGAAGTCCTTAAAGAAGATCGTATTCTCTGGGAACCGTTTTTCAGGGATGTTAGAGATTATATAAGGCCACGAAAACAGCACGTAGATAGCTCAACCAGCATACGGGCAGAACGGCATACGAACAAGATGTTCGATTCTTCCGCACCGGAAGCAAGTCGTATCATGGCGATGTCCATGCAGAATGCCCTTGTCCCGCAATCGGTAGTATGGTTTGGTCTGTCGATTCCCTCCGGTCATCAATTAGCTGTCCTGAATAAAGATCCTGCCGTTAAGCGCTGGTTCCATGACGTGACCCAGAAGATGTTTTTCACCATGCACGAAAGTAATTTCTATACGGCTATTGGTGAGGCTTTTCTTGATTTTACGTCATTTGGCACGATCAACGTATTGCTTGAGGAAGGCGATATGCATGACGCAAATTTCGGCGGCTTGGTCTTTACTTCTATACCAACCGGGCAGTTTGTGTTTGCGGAGAACAAGCGTGGTCAACCGGATACGGTATTTTGGGAATATATATTTACGGCACGGCAAGCCAAGCAGATGTTTGGCGGGCGAAAGTTACCGGACAATGTTAAAAAATCTGTCAAAGACAAGCCTGATGAAAAGTTTACGTTTGTGCGTGTAGTGTTGCCACGTGAAGACCATAGGCGTGGTTCGCAGGATACTATGGAGAAGCCGTATGCTTCCATAGATATTCATCTTGATTCAAGAATGCTGGTGCGTGAGAGTGGTTTCGATGAGTTGCCGTATGTTATTGGGCGTTTTGAGAAGGCTTCAGGTGAGTTGTGGGGCCGTAGTCCTGCTGATATCGCAATGCCTGACATTAAAACCCTCAATAAGATACGTGAACTGGAGTTGAAAGGTCTTGCAACTGCGGTACATCCACCGTTGATTGCCCCGGATCAGGGTATCATTGGTACCTTTAGGATGACTCCATCTGCCATCAACTACTCAAGAGAGCCTGAAAGGTTTAAATTCTTGAGGTTTGAAGGCAGATTTGATCTGTCATCTCTGAAAGCAAACGAATTGAAGAAGTCAATCAGGGGTATATTCCTTGCGGATCAGTTGGTTCTGCCTGAAAAGCTGAACATGACCGCAGAGGAGGTTGCAACGGTCAGGGAGCAAATACAGAAACTCTTAGGCCCAACGGTGGCAAGGTTTGAGAGTGAGGTTTTAACTCCTATTATTTTAAGGAGTTTCGGGTTGTTGAATAGGGCTGGTGTTTTACCTCCGGCTCCTCCTGCGTTAGCAGAATTGGATGAAATAGAGGTATCATATGTCGGACAACTGGCAAAGAACCAGAAAATACAAGACGTTACAAGTATCCAAAGATGGCTTGGAGTTGCTTCCAACATGGCAGCGTTTTCACCTGAAGTGCTTGATAACATTGATGTCGATAAAGCATTGGAGATCATTGGCGAAAGAATGGCTGTGCCGAATGAGGTGATGCGTTCCCAGCAGGAGGTTGCCCAGTTGCGGGAGCAAAGACAGCAGCAGATGGCTATGCAGGAACAACTTGCACAGGCTTCACAGGTAGCTGAAGGCGCTGGTAAGGCTGCCCCAATGGTTAAGGCACTTGGAGGTGCGGATGCGTTCCCAGTACAATAAAGAACTGGATGAAATTAGAGAAGCAATAGTTAAAACATTTTCAGGGGCTTATGGTGAAAAGGTATTAAATTTTTTAGATGAAATGTATTCCAATCAGATATCGGCTGTAGCTAATGATCCTTATTCTACTTATTACAATGAGGGCGGCAGGGGGTTGGTATTGGGATTGAAGGCACAGATCAAGGCCCATAAAGAGGGTAGGCAGAATGACCAAGAATGGAGTGAAAGTGGGTGAGTGGAATTTTGAGTGCGAAAAATGCGGGGCTTGCTGTAAGGTTGTTAATTGTGAGTATTTAACGGAAGACAACTTGTGTTCTATTTATGAGAAACGGCCTTTTATCTGTGATACAAAAAAAATGTTTGAAGCTGTGCATAGTTTGACAATGACCAAGGAAGAGTATTTTATGAAATCCAAAGTAGCTTGTAATCAATTAAAGGAGCAACTATGACTGACCAGACCGTGACAAACGATAATCTGATCGCTGCACCAGAAGAGCCAGCAGAAGATACTTGGCAAACACGTTACCTGTCGGATGACTTAAAAGAGAACGCCACCCTGCAAAAGTTTAAGGACGTTGAGGGGCTTGGTACTTCTTATCTTGCCATGCAGGAGATGATTGGATCACGTGCGAAGATTCCCACGGATGAGTCATCTGAAGAAGAGGTTAGTGAGTTTTATAATAAACTTGGGAGGCCGGAAACCCCGGATAAGTATGAGATTGATATTCCGGGCGGGGTTGGTACAGATGATGAGATCAATCATTTTTTTTCCGCAGCGCACAAGTCTGGTCTGACTAACCGGCAAGCGCAGGATGCTCTTAATTATTTTCATACAATGAATGAAAACTACAAGGTAGATATGGATGCTACCATGCAAAAGGCCCGTACGGATGCTGAGACTACGCTTAAAAAGGAGTGGGGGCCGGGGCAGTATGACAAGAATCTTGCTGTTTCAAGGCGTGCTTTTAACAGGTTCGCTGATGATGGTTTAAGGAGAATTGTTGATGAATCGGGAATGTCTAACAATGTTTCGATGATTAAGTTCCTGCATAAAATAGGAGTGGCGTTTAGTGACCCGAACATGGGAGGCACAGGGCGTGATTCCAGTTCTCTTGATTCCGATTCAGCCAAGCTAGAAATAGACGCAATAATGAAAGATAAAAAACATAAATACCATGCAGCGTTATTTGACAATTCAGATCCCAAGCACGCAGAGGCTATTACTTATAGGGATAGTTTGTATGATGCTGTATATCAGGAGGAGGAATGACCTCCAGAGAAAATATTATTTGTTCTGATTGTGATAACTTTACGTACAAAGACAGACGTGTCGAAGGTAAAGCCACATTAGACAGGTACGGGTTTTGCGACCACTATAATGTCAAGACGTCAGCCAACACATTTTATGGAATGTGTCCGGGTGCAGTCAGGATACCAATGGAGGTTAAAAAGCCGCAACTTGTGAAGAAATTAGCCCAAAAAAGGATAACTAAGTCTTCACGCAAATAAGAGCCTACATGGTGTAGACAACTCTTCCTTTTAATCTCTTGATTAATAAGAGGTGTATTATGAGTATCGAAGTCAATAAAGCGTTTGCTCAGAAGTTTAGAGATAGCTTTTTGCACTTGGTACAGCAAAAGGGTTCACGTTTGCGTGATTATGTGCGTGTTAATACGGATATATCAGGCAAGTACGACCATTTTGACAGAATCGGTAGCACATCGGCTCAAAAAATTACGAGCCGACATTCCGATACTCCATTGATCTCAACACCGCATTCACGTAGGCGTGTCAGTATGGAAGACTACAACTGGGCCGACTTAGTTGATAAAGCTGATAAGGTTCGTATGTTAGCTGACCCGACAAGTGACTACATGAAAGCTGGTGTATGGGCAATGGGTAGGGTAATGGATGATATAATCATCGCTGCTATGTCTGGTAACGCTACGAGTGTTGATGAGGATGACGCATCATCTAGTGTAGCTTTACCTTCTGCTCAAAAAGTTGTTGTATCAAGTACAACGGATATGAATCTGGATAAACTTAGATCAGCCAAGCAAATCTTGGATGCTTCTGATGTTGACCCTGATTTACCAAGACACATTGTTATGAAGAGTAATCAGTTCTATGATCTTTTAGAAGATGAAAAGATTGTAAGCGCAGATTATTCCACAGTGAAAGCTCTTGTAAACGGGGACATTGATACCTATATGGGTTTCAAATTCCATCGTTCCGAGCGTTTAGCTCAAGATTCAAGTAGTGATACGCTGTGTTTAGCATGGATTCCTGAAGGAATCGGTCTAAGCATGGGATTGGACGTTAAGACAGAAATTTCTGAGCGTCCAGATAAAAACTATAGTACGCAAGTCTATGCCCAGATGTGTCTAGGTGCGGTTCGCATCGAAGACGAAAAGGTTGTAGAGATTGCCTGTACTGATTCCTAAAGGGGGTGTAACATGGCTGATTATAAAAGTACAGAATACACCACCGCTACGGCTGGTACAGGGGACAAAAACGCACCTACTTCTTGGAGTGGGGTGACTTACCGACATTCAAATTATACTGTTGGTGCTGTTACTCAAACTGCAAGTGATATGGTGTCGATTATGACCATACCTTCTGGTGTACGGATTTTACCACAGTCGTTTGTGATTATTAGTGATTTAGAATCATCGGCTACGGTAGATATTGGTTATGCAGCGCATACAACCCAGAGTACGGGTGCAGCAGTAGCAGTTGATGACGATGCTTTTTGCACCGTAATCGCTGCTGATTCCGCACGTACTGTCACGCATTTTCACGAAAGCACTACGCATGATTCGGGTTATGTAACAACGGGTGAGATGGTCTTGACCATGAGTTTAGGGGCAGGAACCGCTGTAACGGGTGATACATTTGATTTTCATATTATGTACGCTGACCCGAACTAGGGATATGGGCTGGTTTCTGAGTATTTGGGGGCCAGCCCTACCTCTTTTTGCTTAATTCTATTTTTTAGAGAATAAAATATA